AACAGCTCCGTTTAAGACGTTTGCTTCCATGAAAGAAGCAGAAGCCCATGTGCGTAAGACTGGGGAGCGGTTTGTGTTCAAAACCATGGGAGATAACGAAGACAAAGCGCTGACTTACGTATCCCGCAACCCGGCAGATATGCTAGAATGGATGAAGAAAATACGGGAGCAGAAAATGGAGCCAGCCGGTAAGGTTATGCTCCAGACGTTTATCAAAGGTATTGAGTTTGGCGTGAGCCGGTGGATGGGTAAAGATGGCTGGGTAGGACAGTGGAATGAATCGTTCGAGCATAAAAAATTCATGAGCGGCAATTTTGGGTGCCAGACCGGAGAGATGGGAACCATTGCCAGCTTTACCAAAGAGTCTAAGATAGGTAAGGAAACCCTCGGTAAGCTGGAAGAGGAACTGTTAAAGCTTGGGCATTTAGGGGACGCCGCGCTGGGTTTTATTATAGACGAGTCTGGCAAGCCGTGGCCCACCGAGTGGACTTGCCGCCCCGGCTGGCCCATATTTAACATGATGCTCGCTGCCACAGAAGGTGACCCAGCGCAGTGGATGGCAGACGCGTTGCAAGGTAAAGACACTACCAGCTTTAAAGAAGACATTGGCTGCTGCCTTGTCCTTGCCAGTGGGGACTTCCCACACGGTAACAAAAAGCGGGAGGAAGTATCTGGGTTCCCTATCTACGGGGTGACCAAAACCAACAAAAAATACCTACATCCCCAAGGCGTGAAGATTAATATCATGACCGACATGGCTGGTGATAAAATAGTAGAGCGCCCTACATGGAACACAGCTGGGGATTACAACATGGTGGTAACGGGCTTTGGGGACAGTGTAAAGCAGGCCGCAGAGCGGGCTTACAAAACAGCTAACGCGCTGCATATATCTAACATGTACCTGCGGGATGATGTTGGCGAGAAGATGGAAGAACAGTTACCGGAGCTCCACGCGCACGGTTATGCAACGCATTTTAACTATACTAAGGTGACCTAATGGCCGGTACATTATCCCCACTTGGCGGCGCTGGTTGGCAGTTTTTTACCAATGCGGGCGTCGTACTTAACGGCGGCCAACTGTTTACTTACGCAGCAGGTAGCGTTAACACCCCGTTAGCAACGTACACAGACAGCACGCTAGCAACGCCCAACGGCAACCCGATTGTACTTAATGCCTATGGGCGCTCAAACTCAGAAATCTGGCTGCAAAACAACGTCGGCTATAAGTTCGTGTTGCAAGACGCTGTAGGTAACACCCTCGGCACGTGGGACAACGTAGTGGGTATAAACTCACTGGTTAGCGTCGCTAATGAATGGGTAAGCAATAACTTGGTGGTGACGTATGTCTCGGCCACTACGTTTACAGTGCCGGGGGACCAGTCCACTATTTTCACGGCCAACCGCCGTGTGCAGTACTTTTTGACGGCTGGCACGTTCTACGGTTATGTGTCCGGTAGTGTGTATGACGGTACCTCCACCACCACCGTGACTGTGGTGCCAGACTCGACTAATTTAAACTCTTCTTTATCCGCAGTTAGTTACGGTATTCTGAACCCCACTAATCCGAGCGTGCCTCAAAACTACGCCCAAAATGGAGGCCCCGGGAGCTTCACTACGCTGGCAGCTAATACAAACATAACTTTGAACGTCGGCTCTGCGGCCGCTCCATCATATAGATGGGTGGCTGCTACAACTACAGGATTTTATTGGGCAAATCCAGGCATCGGTTTTTCTGTTGCAGGGGTTTCTGTAGGAACTTTTACAGCCACGGGGTTCACTATTACAGGAATTCTTAGCGGCAATTCTCTGGTCGTTAACCCAGCCTCCCCGTCCATGACAGAAGCTCAAATAGGGTCCGGATCGGGTTCGTTAGCGGGCCTTTATCTAGGGACCGTTAGCAATGGGTTCGGTGGAGTGTGGAGTACGGCCTTAACCCCAAGTTCCTCAAATTACGCCATTAATGTAGGGGCGACTTCTTTTCAATCCAACGCATCCGCTACAAATCAAATGCTTGTTGGGGGGAGTCAAATTATAGGAGCTGTGGCGGATACAGCATCCATCAAGGGTACTGTTTTAGCAGGAAACGCAGCAGCGGGTCAGATAGGAGAAGTGATTACTGCAACGAATAGCGGAGGTACTGCTATATCGAACGGGGTGGTCGCGAATATTACAAGCATAGCTTTAACGGCGGGAGACTGGGACGTGTGGGGGTCGACCCAAGTGCTCACAGGTTCTGGGATAGTTTCAGAGATAGATACAGGTATATCGACAACTTCTGCCACTTTGCCTGCGGCTTATTTAGTGACGCGAGCCGTTCTTGGGGCTGGTGTGAACACTTTGGGGACCTTAGCGGGTCCCGTACCTATGCAAAGGATAAACGTGTCCAGCTCAACCACGGCGTATTTAGTCGGAGCAGTAACAACCTCTGGCTCTGCCGCAACAGGTACGGGGATACTTTCCGCCCGCCGCTGCCGTTAACCCTCTTTACTTAACCAACTACAGAAAGCGTAAAATGAATACATTAAACGTAAGCACAGGCGGTGGCGGACAGCGCCCACCACCAACTCCAGCAGCGCCAAAGCCAGTTAAGCCGCCTAAAAAGAAATGAACGCGTTATGGAGACCTCGGCTGTTGGCCGGGGTCATATTCTTGCTAACGGATTTAATATCCCACGTTCTGGGGGAGTTCTAGGGCCTACGTCAGCACGGTACTGGGCGTACTACGTGTGCGCAGGGTGCCTGGACTGTATTGTCGTAGTTCTGCTGTCCCGACTGGACGATGCCATTTGGGTGTATGATTTAATGCTTATCAACGGGTTAGCGGTGCTGGCCCACGTATACGGAGGTTTAATCTGGTGGGCTTACTGGGCACCGAGCTCTTACAATTACACCATGTATGTATTATCAGCTGTCCAATGGCTGCGTCTAATTACGGTGAACAAAAATGACAAAACCCCCGTTAGAAGTGGTGGCGTTTATAAGTATGTGCGTGGTGTTCGTGCGCTTACTTATAACCGTCATACGATGCATAAACGATAAATTAACGCGCATAAAGCGCAAGCAACGCCTACAAAGGAGCCGTAATGACGCACGAAAACTTTAAAAGCTGGGCATCTGCCATTCTACAGGATGACCATACCAAGCACTGGATAGACGTTTGGGTTTCCCTCGGCGCAGGTGTCAGCATGTACACCTACGTAACTAAGCTGCTACCGGATTTGATTCTCTGGACCACCTTTATAGGCTCCGTACTGGGTATTTTGTGGTGGTTCTACAGAGGCTTCTGCGCTGTGAGAGATGAAGTATCTAGATACAAAGCGAGTAAGAAATGAACAACTTTACTTACGACGGAGCCGGGTTGGCCGTAACAGAATCGGGCGAGGGTTGTCGGCTCGTACCCTACCAAGACCAAGCAGGTGTATGGACGGATGGCTTTGGCAACACCACCAACGTGGTCCCGGGAAAGCTCATCACTCTTGAAAAAGCAACTGCTGATTTGCAGAACAATATCTTGTTCGCCGCCACCGCCGTCAACAGGCTTGTGACCGTAGAGCTTACCCAAGCCGAGTTTGACGCGCTGACTGACTTTACGTTTAACGTCGGAGTAACTGCGTTTACAAAATCAACACTGCTTAAGCTGCTTAACAAAGGGAATTACACTGGGGCTGCGTTGGAGTTTCCCAAATGGGACCTCTGCGCAGGCCAAGTAAACAGGGGCTTACTTAACCGCCGTGCGGCTGAGCAAGACGAATTTGACAGTAACAATTTAGACGGAGAAAAATGATGAACTGGCTATTAGTAATGAAAGTAACTGCGTGGTTCGCCTTGTTAGGGCTATGGTGCTTGCTGGCGTATTACAACGCCCCGGCGTTTGCACCTATCGTAACCACTATCCAATTGGCGCTGGGAGCGGTTTCCCACAACCTTGCCCAATCCCTTAACATGCCAGACCCTGCCACTCCGGCCCCGGCACCCATCGTAGTAACTCGGCCAGTAGCAGCAGAGCCGCCCAAAGCAGTAGTATTACCAGCGGCACCTGCCGCAGCATCTAACCCATAGGGAGCATTAGCATGAAGACTTTTACCCAAACAATCCTCGCTACATTAATCTGCGTCGGCTTAGCCGCTATGCTCCACGGCTGTGCTACAGCCCAACAGCAACAAGCGCAGGCAGCATTAACCGTGTTCTGTGCGGACGTTGCGCCGTTCAACGCACTTATTGCTACGCTGCCAAACGTCAGCCCCAAAGTAACTGCGGATATTGCGCTGGCTAAGCCAGTTGTAGACGCAGCCTGCGCAAATGGAGCCGCCATTAACACCACCACGTCTAAGACGCTTATTACTACGGGCTTCCCTATTCTGTTAGATGTAGCCAAGGCGTTGCCGCAGACCCCGGAAGTGGCCGTAATTATAGCGGATATCCAACTGGCGCAGGTTATTTTGCCGGGCGTTATTGCGCTGGTTCCTGTACCGGCAGCGGCTGCAAAATGAGCCCGCTAGCGTTAGCGCAATTGTGTGCTGACATATACACCATTACAGACGGCTTTACTGTTTACGACTGTGATGGTGTGTACTTAGGGCATGCAAACATCGATAATTGCGACGTGTTTGTGTTCAGAGGCTCCGCCAATACAGAAGATTGGCTGGATGATTTTTACGCTATACCGTTGAAAGACCCCGCGCTTGGCGTGGTTCACAGTGGGATGCACAGAGGTGTGCCAGAGGCCTATCTATGGATAAAGCATATGCTGTCCATGTTGCCACAGCCAGACGACGTAATTCTAACGGGGCATTCACTTGGCGGAGCCCATGCGCGGCTAATGGCCGGGCTATTGGCTGCAGATAAGAATCCAGCAACGCAGTTAGTGACGTTTGGTAGTCCCAAACCGGGCTGCCAGCTCCTAAAAGAACTTGTCGCAGCCACGGTTGAACATCTGTCATATCGACACTGTGAAGACATCGTACCGACACTACCTCCGGATATTTTTGGGTACGTACACACGGAGCCTTGGATAGAGCTTGGGCAAGACCCGGATTCAGGTATTCTTGAGCCAGCCAGCGATCATTCAATTCACCGTTATGTGGAAGCACTGGGTAACCCGGACGGTGCGTAAATTCCCACTCCATCAAAACCTCACCGTTAAGCCCAACCCTACGTTACGCTTCACTACCGCTAATTCAAAGGACATTTCCCCTGTCATAAACGCGGTACGTGAAGAACCCTGCAAAAGCTGTGCTATCCCTAGGCTTAAAATAGACGACGCCAAAAAGTAGGCGCGCACTCGCGTATCGCTTGGGTGCAGCCCCAATATTGGGTTAGTTTCAGAAAATCCTTGGTGCCGTTTAATGTCTAAAGTCTGTTTGTAATCTACAAATAACGCAGCCTGCGTAACGGACTCCAGCACTATTTGTTGCGTAGTCCACACGGTGGGGTCTGGCGCTGGCGGAGCTTCACACTCCTCTGCCGCTGCCCATTTACAGGCCAACATGCACAGCCCAAACAGGGCAAATAATGCCAAGGCCCAAGAACCTAAGTTTTGAATAAGTTTCATTTTCGTTTACTCCTGTAAGTTTTAACGGCATCTAGGAACGCCTTCTGCCCCCGGTCTTTGTTGTGCAGCGTGACCATTTTTAGTTCATCTATCGTGCCTTTGCAAACTATATGATACACGTAGATAACTTTAGATTTATTGCCCTGCCGCCGCAGCCTGCGCACCATTTGGTC